CGCCTTGGCGCCAAACGCAGGACAAGCCGATTATGCTGACAAGCGCAGGCAAGAAAACCGTTGCCCGTCAGTTCATTGCGCTGGTCAGCCCCAAACTACTCCGCATAATCACACGCTCGGCATAAACGGTGTTATGCGGTGCACCGCATAAGATTGTGAACACCGCGCCCATTTTCAGGTTCTGCGCCAGCGTCGTGTGCAGCCCGAAGATGGGGAAGATCAAGATCTGCGTGACGACTGCGACGCCGTAGCCCACAAGCACGTTGGCGATGGACTCGACCAAGGACATGGCGCGCGACTGCTTCATGCGGCGGCCTCATCCATCGGCCAGCAGTTCAGCTGCGAGAGTTCGCAGCGCATGCGCCGCAACCAGGGGGACCACGCCGTTGCCACAGAGGCGGAGCCGGTCCACCCGGTGGGCCAGCCCATCAGCGCTTCGACGAATGCTGGGTTCAAGGTCCGGCGCACATCGGAGGTATCGGTCCCAGCCACCTGCGTCACCAGGACCTGGCGGCCAAGCAGGCCGTTCACCGGTGTGTTCGCCAATGTCGTGGCACCATCCTTGTGATCCCGCGCTGTCGGCGTCATCCACATACGGCTGGCATGGGTCAGATCGGCCGTCTTTCGATTTCCTACGCTCGGTTTGCAGCCGTCGTTCGCCATCGGCGTCAGCCAGTCCCGCGCCATTCCGCCCAGACCCTTCTCGTGTTTTCGCACGCCGCCCCGGCTCCGGAAGCTGTCGGTTTGCGGCGTCGGCCACATCGCGGCGCTCGTTGCCAGGTTCATGCCGTGTTTGCCCGCTTCCTGCGACGGCGTCGGTTTTGTCTGCCGGTTCTCGTTGGCACTTGCCCTCAACGTCGGCCATAGCCGCAACATCTCGGTCCGGTTCCCCCCACTCGACCGTGTCCCAGAGCAGGCGCGCGGGGTCGGCCAGTTCGCAGCCTTCGCCAACCAAATTTCCTTGACAATCGCCCTCCTTCCGTAGTTGCTCTAGGAAGTATAATTCAGTCAGTGGAGTGGAAAATGAAGGCGGGCGGTATTTTAGGAATAATTGGCGGGGTAATCGCGCTCCTGGTCGGTGCAATTGGTTTCTCGGTGGCAGGCTTGGGATCAAGTATGATGTCTGGGGTTGCTTCAATTGGGATTGATCCGAATTCAGCGCGTGTTAATGCAGAAGTGCAGTCAACGCTCGCCTTCTACAGGACCATGTCACTTATAATGCCGATAGTAGGCTTAGTTGGTGCTGGCATCGCATTCAAAAATGGAAAGCTTGGCGGGGGCCTTATGGGAGTTGCTGCCGCAGGAATTCTTTGGGCTTTCGGCTTTGGAATATTCTCCCTTGTCTGTGCGGTTCTCTTGGGGATCGGGGCATTCCTAGCATTCTCGGATGCCCAGAGCGGAGCGCGCCAACAGACATAGCGCTGCGACATCCTAGCATGGCGATTGTGAGCCAGTGCCCGAGCAGAGGGAGAGGCAAAACAGGCATGCGTCTTCGGTTCCGGATGCGCGTCCGGAGGGATGTAAAGCCAGGTCATGCATTGCCTCAGGCTGCGGATTTGCGTTTGCGGGCGGGTTCTGGGTCGGCGTCAGTGTCGGGCGCATCGGCGAGGGCATCAGCGTTGTCACCCAGCCGCTCGGCTTTCACCTGCGCGAAGGTCCGACCGTCGCCATCGAGGATCGCGTCCCTGCCGGTCTCGGCCTGCCAGCGCTCTACGGCGACATCGACGTAAGCCGGGCTGATCTCCATTGCGAAGACGCGCCGGCCGTTGGCCTCACCCGCCATGATCTGCGAGCCCGAGCCAGCGAACGGCTCGTAGCAGAGCCCTCCACGGGCGACGTGCTGGCGCATCGGGATCCCGAAAGCGTCGAGCGGTTTCGGCGTCGGGTGGTCGGGCCGGTCGTCCTTGGCGAAGGACGGCATCTCCCAAGTCGAGGGCAACGTCTGCTCGGCAACCTTCGGCGGGCGGTTCGGTCGGCGCCAGCCCATGAAGCAGGGCTCGTGCTTCCAGAGGTAATGCGACCGGGTGAGAACCCCGCGGTCCTTCACCCAGATGATCTGCTGGTGGACGAAGGCGCCGGCTTTCTCCCAGCAGGCCTCCAGCATCGCCTGCCGGCGCGAGGCGTGCCAGCAGTACCAGGCGGCGTCCTCGGTGATCGCCTCGGCGACGGCGGCCGCTATGAACCCGTCGTAGAGTTCGGCCCCTTGGCTGCTGTCGTCCCAAGTGACGCCGTAGGACTGGCTCCAGTCCTTGTTCCGCGTCGGGTGGTTCGATCCGTCGTAGTCGACGAGATACGGAGGGTCGGTCGCAAACAGCACCGCGCGCTCGCCGTTCATCAGACGGCGGACATCTTCGTGGTTCGTGCTGTCCCCGCAGAGCAGCCGATGATCGCCGAGGATCCACAGGTCGCCTGTCCGCGAGGCCGGATTGCGCGGTGGCTCGGGGATGGTCAGCGGAGGCACGGAGCCCCCGGCGCTACCTTCTTCTCCGCCGCCCACGTCCGTATCGAAGGCCAGCAGCTTGTCGAGTTCGCCGTCGGAAAAGCCGACCAGCGACAGGTCGTAGTCGTCGGCCAGCAGCTCGTTCAGTTCCGCCGACAGCAGCGCCTCGTCCCATGTTCCGAGTTCGGTCAATTTATTGTCGGCCAAACGATAGGCCCGGCGCTGCGCCTCGGTCAGGTGCCCGAGCACGATCACCGGCGCCTCGGTCAGCCCAAGTTGCGTCGCGGCCAGCACCCGCCCGTGGCCGGCGATCAGCTCGCCGTCCTCGCCCACGAGGCACGGCACGGTCCAGCCGAACTCGGCCATGCTGGCAGCGAGCTTCGCGACCTGGTCGGGCCCGTGCTGCTTCGCGTTCTTCGCGTAAGGCTGCAGGCGCGCGAGCGGCCAGTGCTCGATCCGCTCCGGGGCGAAGCTCAGCGTCATGCGTATTCCTGTCTATGGCATTGGGGCCGAAGGGATTGGACTCCCCCACGGGTGGACTCCGCGGTGGGGGCCACCGGCTTCCGGCTGGACTCCGAAGTCCGCGGGGTATCCACCCCGCGCGGCCGGTCAGGTCTTTGAAATCACGAAGCTTTCAGGGTGTCGTAGCTGGATGCTGGACACCGGTGGCTTCCCAAAAAATCGGCCCTGTCGCTGGCGACATTTTGCGCCACGCCCGCCAGCATACGTTTCGGCCCGGAAAGGAACCGTAAAACAATGACTTGGTGGCCTGGACCCCGGCTGGACCCTGCGCCGGACCCCGGGAAGCCAGCGGCGGCGGGCCGTCCCGCGCACGCCTCTCCCGAGTATATCCCGTTTGTAGCCCTCGGCCGGGGATCGGTGAACCCCCACCGATGTCTCTCCGAAAATTCCCTCACAGGATGATTTTTCTTGACAGCCGATCGGCGTTCTCGACCACGAAGCGCCGCGATCGCCTGGACGACGGCACGCGCCCGTTGAGCCGCCATGTGATCAGCGCCACGCCGTACTGCCAGTGCCGGTTGGCCGCCGGACGGCTCAGCCCGACCTCCCAGCCGATCTTCTTCCACGGCTGGCGGTTGGCGCGCAGCCAGACGATGCGGGCGTCGTCGCGCTCGAGCCAGCGCAGCCAGAGCATCGCCGCCTCGGCCTCGGTGATCTGCCGCGGGCTCGGGCGCGGTCGCTTCATCTCGGGCTCCTGGCCCACCTGATCTGCGAAGCCGTGGAAATACTCCGGCCACGCGTTGAAATACCCGGTGGGCTTCACGGCGGGCAGTTGTGCGAACACGTCGGCGGCGCTCTCGACCCGGTCCTGCACCCGTGCCATGGTCCATTCAGTCATGCCGCACCTCCCGGTCCCGCTGCCCGTAGAGCCGCTCGCCCAGCTGCCGGACGAGCTCGCGTTCGGGCCAGGTCAGGCGGTCGTCGTCAACGGAGACGGCCAGCACACCCTGTTCCTGCCAGCCGTCGCGCTTGACCTGCTGGGGGTCGCGGCGCCGCCCGCCATAGCCTTTCGGCGTGAACCGCATGCCGGTCATGCCACACCTCCCTGCGTCTCGATGGCCCAGAACAGGATGGCGATGGCGTCGGCCTCGTTGTCGTCAGCAGGGCTGAACCCACGGGCGCGGGCCGCGTCGATCATTGCCTGCTTGTTGGCGTTGCCCTTGCCGGTGACGTGGCGCTTGATGGTGCCAACCGGGACGCCTTCGTATGGCACGCCCCTGAGTTCGCCCCAGCTGGTCAGTGAGGCCATCAGCCCGCCGTAGACGTGGCTCGCGTCAGTGCCTGCGTGGCGGCGCACTTCCTCGAACCAGATCGTCGCGATCGGCCCGGACAGCCGGTCCAGTTCGGTCAGCCAGTTGGTGAAGCGAAGATAGCGCATGCCGCCGCCATCGAAGCGGCCGGGCTTGAACGATGCCGTTCCGCTGGTGATCAGCCCGTCATGGCCGCGCAGCGCCCAGCCGGTCGTGGTGCCGAGATCGAGGGCAAGGATGGCGCGCGCGGGCTCGGTCGGCATGGGCGTTTCCGGGGTTGCGCCGAGATTGGCCTCGGCGAGAGTCGTATCAGCCATGAGTGGTCTCCTTTTCTGGTTGGCTGCTCGGGTGGAAGACGACGGCGGTTGATGCTTGGCGGTACCGGCCGCCGTCGTCGGATGGTGGTTCAGGGTTTCTTGCGTTTGCCGTGTTTTCGCCGGTGGGGTGCCGCGCGCTTGCGACCTGCTGCGGTAACGGCCTTGCCGGGCGCGTGATGCTCTGGGCAGCGGCGGTTCAGCGTTCCCGATCGCAAACCGCTCCAGCCGTCGAAGGGCCTGCCGCATTCGGCGCAGTGGCTTTTCCAGCAGATGATTGGAACGGTCTGGCCATCACGGCGCGTGTGCAAATCCGATCCGATCGCAACATAGCGCTGGCCCTCGTGCATCAGCACGGTTCCCGGAAGAGGCAGCACACGGAAATTGATCTTGTGCACCACGCGCGGAGTTCGCGATCCAGACGACCTCTTGCCGCGACCATCGACAGCATCGGAGACACCGGTCGCGCGGTTACTATCGTTGTATGAGGGGGCGTGACGGCGTCCGCCCCCCTCATACTTAGTATAGGCAGTCACACTCTCTCTCATCAAATCCTTACAAGTATCTGGTTTCATGTCATTTTCTCCCGTTTTTGATGACAGAGGGGCATGACAGAGACCACTGTCATCGTCATCAGCAAGTTGGTGATTTCATTTGATTTATGACAGAGGCATGAGGATGACAGTGGCCTCTGTCATATGACAAAGTCATTCATCGACCCCCTCCGGAAAGACCCAGACGGCGGGGTTCTCGACCTCCCTGGCGCGGCCGGAATGGGGGCATTTGAAGTGGCTCGGCAGGACCAGTTCGCCCTCGGCCAGCACCTCGCCGGTCTCGGGATCGACCACCGGATCACGGCCGAACCGCATGCCTTCGACGCAGAGATAGCCGAAGTGCGACTTGGTCGCGGGGAAGCCGTGTTCGGCCAGATCGCGGCGGAATTTGACGAACCCTTTCGATGCGAGGACATTGATCCGCTGCCGAATGGTGAATTCGCTGCCAAGCCCATGCTGGTTCTCGAAGCCTGCGCCAAACTGTGTTGACGTGTAGACACGCCCCTCGGCGGCTTCATCGAAGAGCAGGCGAAGGATCACGTCACGTTTCCGATCCCGCTCGGCGTCATGTTTTGCGCCGGTCTCCTGGCGGACCAACCGCTCGTTCATGGGGTTCAGCTCGACCCATTCGCCATTGACCTTGTCGACGATCTTGGGCTCCAGCGCCGGTCCGTTGCGCAGCTCTATCTCCAGCTTGCGCTGGGGGTTTTCCTCGTCGGGCCGGTGCAGGATCAGCCCGGTGGTGTAGAAGCCGCGCAGCGCGCTGGCGCCGGAGAGCGCGAGGAACGGGTCCTCCTTGACCTGGTGCTTCGACAGCTTGCGCGTGTGATGGACGAGGATCACGCCGCAATCGGGGTCGATGTGATCGCGCAGCACTTCCACCCGGTCCTTGAGAAAGAACATCATGGCAGTGTTGTCGTTCTCGCCGCCGCCATCCGGGCCGCCGTCGAAGAGGTTGCGAATGGGGTCGACGCAGAGAATATCGGGCGGCGCGTCCGGGAACGCGCGCCGGACGGCGGTGGCCACCTGCATGCTTCCCTCGGCATCGAGCAGCATCTTCAGCTTCGGCGTGGCGACGAACGTGTCGCGCGCGGCAGCCAGCACCTCGGGCGGCAGGGCGATCTGGCGCAGGCGCTCGCGCAGATAGTGATACTGGATCTCGGCCTGCAGATAGAAGATCCGCAGGGGCCGCGGCGGGGTGAAGCCGAGGAAGGGCTGCCCTGCTGCCATGTGCACGAGCCAGGAGATCAGCAGATCGCTCTTGCCGACCTTGGGCGCGCCGCCCAGCACCAGCAGCCCACCGGGCGTCAGCACACGCGGCGCGATGATATCCTCGGGCATGGGGCTGGTGTCATCGAGCAACGCCCCAAGCGTGAAAGCGGGCATCTCGTCGGGCACGGGGGCGGCGCTGTCGAGGCGCACGAGCGGGGGGCCGTACTTGTCGACATGACGGGCCCAGAGCCGTTCGGACTCGCGCTTGAGCCGCTCCACCGTCCACTGGGGCCGCAGCATGGCGGCGTTGTAGCCGCAGATGCCTTCCCAGCCTTCATCCTTCGACATCCGCCCCTCATGGACCATGCGGATGAAATACCCGATCGCGGCCGAGGCCCCCTCGAAGCGGGACCAGTCATCCTGCGCGCTCTCGCGCACCGGGGTGACCAGCACATCGTCGACGGCGGGCTTGTCGGGCGCGGCGAAGTCCGGCTGCAGCGACACGCCCGGTGCGGGCGGCATGTCGGTCACCGCCTCGGTGAACTCGCCCAGATCGCGTTCCATCTCGGCGTTCAGCGCGACGATGCGCACCTGCGTCTTGAGGGTGTTCTTGTAATAGACCGAGCCCGCCACGCGGATCGGCTGGTGCGCCGAGCGGAAATGCATGTCGCCGCCGGCCTTGGCGGCAATATCGCCGCGCAGACGCGTCACACGCGCAATGTCGCTGCCCTCGGCTGGTTCGGTCAGTTTCCACCAGACATGCGCCTTGTGTTGCCCCTCGGGCGTGACACCGCCGCTTTCGACCACCATGCTCGGCGGGCCGAGATGACGCTCGAGATGCGCGCGCTTGGCGGCGATATCGCCGGTGTCGATATCGACGACCACGGTCTGCATCTGCTGGACGTCGTCCGCCTTGGCCTGCCCGGGCTCGGCGACGGTGCCGGGGATGACATAGACGGCAGCACCTTCGCGGGCCGCCCAATTGGCGAAGGTGGTCATCTTGTCGGCCACCGAGGAATCCGCCTCGATCCAGATGTTATGCGGGCGGCCGTCGAAGCCCTGACCCTTGTCGATGAAGCTGCGGACAGGGATCAGCCCGTCGCAGTAGCCGAAGACGACGTCCATGAACTCGGCGATCCGTCCGGGGTCGGGCTCGTCGCCGAACACGTCGATCTGCGGCGCTGCGTCGTTGAAATCGCGCCACGGATTGAAATGGACGAGGTTTTCCTTCGGGGTCTCGGAGGATGTGTCATCCGATGGGGTTTGAGGGCAGTCGTCCTTGTGATCTTCATCATGCGCCATGTCGGCATCCTTTCTCACTTTGCTTGTGTCGGGCGGGTCTTCGGGCGTATCCGTCATCCGGGCAGGCTCCAGCAGCGGGCGGCCCATGGACAAAAGCGGCACTCGAAGAAGTCGCGGGCCTGCGCCACGCGCGGCAGCAATTCGCCCGCATCCGTGGCCTGCAGGATCCGGACGCCGCGGTCGGACATGCGCTGCGCGAGACCGGCATCGAAGGGCACCAGCTCGTGGTGCAGCTCGGCGGTGTCCTTGTTGATCGCGGTGAACACGGCAGGAGCGGCGCTGATGCCCGGCACGCTCGCGTCCATGTAAGCCTGGTAGACGGCGATCTGGGCGGCATAGACCGGCTTGGAGACCGCAACCCCGTCCTTGACACAGGCGCGCCAGTTCTTCGCGTTCATGGTCTTGCATTCCCAGAGCGCCGGGACAGCGAGGCCGAACCCCTCGGGTCCGGCGGCAAAGATGCCATCGACATGGCCGCGGATACGCCCGCCCGCGACCGAGAACCCGAACTGGCCGCCATCTGGACGGTTGCCCTTTTGCGTGTAGAGATCGAACCCCGCGCCGCGCAGCCAGCGGATCGCGAGCTCTTCCAGCTCGTGCCCGATGGCGAAGATGCGCAGCAGCTGGCCGGAAAACTCCTGCCCCTTGTCTTTCGGCGTGGCAGTGTACTCGAATTGCAGGGCCCGCTCGCAGGGATGGCCAAGCCGCGAGCCACCGAGATAATCGCGGGGTGGTCGGCTGGCGTTCTCAGCCGTGAGGGCCGCATCGATGGTCTCGTTGACACGCTCGGCGAAGCCGGGCCGGTGATTGAAATCGAGCATCAGAAGGGCACCTCCGACTGGCTGGCGATCTCAGCCATCTCGGCGCGGAAGGCCTCGACGGTGATGACGATCAGCCGGTGCATGTCGTTCTGGCTCAGGTGGCCCAGCGGGCGGTCCCAGCCGATCCGCTCCATTTCCGGGGCCAGTGCGCGCATCACGGCAGGCAGGGCCATCATTTCTTCTTCAGTAAAATCAACCATGTTCAGTCCTTTCCTTGCTTTTTGGGTGAAGGCCGCCTGGCAGCCCATGGAGCAGAACCAGCGGTATGTGCGTTTGCCGCGCGGCCGGTTGGGATCGAACCAGCCGAAGCCGCGGGTGCGGGATGTGCAAACGGCGCATAGCGTGCCGCGCGGATGGCCGGGGCGATCAGGGCCCGGGCGATCCGCAGCCGTTGCGGGCGGGGACGGGATTTGCGCGACACGGCTCACGCGGCCTCCCGCGCGGATGGGGCCGCGCTGATGATCAACCCGCGAATGGCGCGCTTGTTGAAGGTGAAGGTCATCAACGCCGAGGCCTTGTAGCGTGTCAGGCCATAATCGCTGCGCGCGGCAGGTGAGAGATATTGCAGCTGCTTTTCGGTGGCGGGCTGGGTCAGCCACGCTCTGGTCTTGAAGGCGCTTTCGTCGGTCTCGTGATCGTTCAGCCAGTCATCGGCCTGCGCGAGACAGACGCTGCGCTCGCCGATACCCAGAAGCTGCGGCTGCGCCCGGCGCGCGCCGCCGATGCCGTACCAGAGGCCGTCGAGCCAGAAGACGCCGCCCCAGGCCGAGAAGCCCGTGGCCAGCAGCGCATCCTCGGTGCCGAAGAGATCGACCCACTCGAAGCTGGAGCGTTTCAGCAGATCGATCTCGGTCATCAGGAAGCCGGAGAGCGCCCCGCCGTGAGCTACCTCAAGGGTTTCACCCTCATCCTCGACCAACACCTCGCCGCAGATCGGGCATTCGCGCGAGGCCAGCGGAATATCGGCCTGACACGCCGGGCAGGTCTTCGACGGCGCTTCTCCGGTCCCGGTATTGCCGTCGAGATCGACGTCCTGCTCCAGCGTGCCATGGGTCAGGCTGGACGTGCCAAAATCCAGCACGACGCAGTCGGTCTTGACCACGCCCGGATGCTCGGCGGGATCCACGGTGCGCAGGCCGCGCCCGACCATCTGGATCATGGTGGACTTGTAGGAGGAGGGCCGTAGCAGCACGACGCAGGAGGTGGGCGGGTGGTCCCAGCCTTCCGTGAGCACCGCGACGTTGGTGATGACGCGGATTTCACCCTTCGCGAAGGCCGCCAGAATATTCCGCCGCTCGTCGCCAGGCAGATCGCCATGGATCAGACCGGTGGGGATGCCGGCATCGTTGAAGGCCTCGGCGACATGGCCGGCATGAGCGACGGTGGAGCAGAACACCACCGTGGGCCGATCGGCGGCCTTCTCCTGCCAATTGCGCACCACCTCCTCGGTGATCGGCGCGCGGTCCATGATCTCGGCCACCTCAGACATGTCGAAATCGGACACGGTCTTGCGCACCGCCTTGAGCTTGTCCTGCACCCCCACATCAATGACGAAGGTGCGTGGTGGCACGAGGTGTCCCGATGCGATCAACTCGCCCAGACGCACCTGGTCGGCGACATTGTCGAAGACCGCCCGCAGACCCTTCTTGTCGCCGCGGGTCGGCGTGGCCGTGACCCCGAAGATCCGGGCGTCCGGATTGGTACCCCGGACGCGGTCGATGATGCGGCGATAGCTGTCGGCCACGGCGTGGTGCGCTTCGTCGATCACCAGAAGGTCCAGCTTCGGCATCCCTGCCAGATTCGCCTCGCGTGCCAGCGTGGGGACCATGGCAAAGGTCACCTGGCCGGCCCATGATTTGGTGGTGGCATCGACGACGGAGGTGGACACATCCGGGACCACACGCTGGAACTTGTCGCGGTTCTGCGCGGTCAGTTCATCGCGATGCGCCAGCACGCAGGCCTTGGCATCGGTATCTCCGAGGCGCTCACGTACCAGGGCTGACAACGCGACAGATTTACCGAACCCGGTGCTGGCCACGCTCAGCGTATTGTCGCGGGTGCCGAGCGCAGACAGGCTGCGCTCGACGAAGAGTTTCTGGCGGGGACGCAATCGCATGGCGGTGACCCTCACTCGGCCCAGCTCGGACGGCCCGAGAAGCCGGGCGCGGCGGGTGTCTGCGTGGACTGCCCATGCTGCGCGGGTGCGCCGTGGCCCTGCGTCGGTGTCGGCGTCTGGGGCTGGGGCGCCGGCGGCGCAGATTGCGGCGCATGTGGCGACCCGGGTGCCATCGGCGCGGCGCCATGACCCATGAGCTGCGCATAGTCGCGGTGATCGGGCATGACCGCGCTTTTGATCTCGTTGCGCTCTTCCCCGCTCGAGTCCTTGCCGACATCGATCCGGGCGATGAACTCGATCCCGTCGAGATCGGCAAACCCGTTGATGCGCCGCGCGGCCTGCGCCTGCGCCGAGTTGTCCTTGTCAGAAATTCCGCGCGATGAATTCAGCATGCCCCGCACCAGGCTGCGGCCCATATTGGCCCAGTTCGGGCCGTTGGGGCTGTAGAGCCCGATCAGCGACCAGATCTTGCGCTTGGCATAGGGTCCTTCGAGTACCGTGTACTCGGCATCGAGATAGACCGCGCCCGTGGAGGCCCGCTTGGCATAGCCGCCGGTCCAGCCCTGCGCGGGGTCGTCGAACCCGCCCGGGCGGATCGTCATGCGCACCTTGGCCAGCGTGCCCTTGGGGATGACGTTGGCGTTGGTTTGCGCGTCGTTGAAGTCGTTCCAGAGAGACATGGAATAGGTCCTTTCAGTTGGTGGTGTCGTTGGAAGGGGTGGCCTGCGCCTTTGGCGGCGCCGGAAGCTCGGGGGCCTGGTAGGTCAGCCGCCGCTCTTCGGGGACCAACGGGCCGCGGATCTTGTCCATCAGCCGCCCGAGATGGGGCGCCTCGAGCATGTCGAGCCGGCCGGAGCGGTCCTTGGCGGGATAGCCCCACGGGTTCAGGGTCTGGCAGACAAAGCCGCGCTGCAGGGTGCCATTCTCGGCCTTGAACTCGGCCATGGTGATGACCTGATCGACGATGCCTGGCAGCTCGAGCCCGGTCTTGGACCCGTCGATCTGCGGCTGGAAAACCGGGCGATTGAAGTCGTCGAGCTTCTGGTCGAGGATGCCGACAAACCAGACATTCTTCGCCCGCGTGTGCTGCAGATGCGTGAGCCAGGCGATCATCTCGCGGCCATGCAGGCCATACGCGCCGCGCACATCGGGCTTGCCGGTCTTCTCGGAGAACGCCTCGGGCTGCCCTTTGCACCAGCCAAAGCACAGCCGCCCCGCCACGGTGATCGAGTCGATGAATACCGTGTCGTACTTTTCCAGCGCGGCCGGGTCGCCGAACTTCGCGCAGACCGCCTCAAAGTGCGCCTGGCTGTAGGGCTGGTCTGCCCGCAGCGCCGGGTTGGGTCCGCCGATGAACACCGCGAAATCCCGGCATTCCGCCCATGTCCGCGGGCGAATGGCATCCATTGCCAGCCCCTCGATGGCCAGATCCCCGGCTTCGAGATCGAAGAACAGCGTGGTCGAGTTTTTCAGCGTCCAGAGCAGCGATGTCTTGCCGATCCCCGAGGTGCCGAAAATCACGCCCTTGATGCCGCGAGTTTCCGCCAGCCGCTGGTCGGCGGTGATGATGGGGAGTGCGCCGGTCATGCCAGCACCTCCTGGCGCGCCCGCGCTGCATCGGGATCACTGCTGGTCACGGCCGCAAACAGCGCATCCAGCCGGTCGGCCTCGGTGAGGCACTCAACGCCCTTGCGCCGCATGAACCGCCGCGCGTCATCGAGCAGGTCGGGCTCGACGATCAGGTCGGGGACGGCGACGTATTCCTCGGCGCTCTCGACGAAGTAGGATTTCGAGCGCAGGTCCTTCACCAATGGCACGAAGGCCTCGCAAACCTCTGCGAAATCCACCTGGCCCAACCCGTCTTCCCGGTTGCGCAGGATGCGCTTGACCTCGGAAATGATCCCGGTGCGCAGCATGCGCAGCGCCCCTTCCTGCCGCGCCTGCGTGCAGGTCAGCGGAAAAGCGGCCTCCATCATCTCATCGGCGATCCTGGGGGCGTTGTTGCCCAGACGGGATGCGTAATCCCAGACGCGTTCGGCAAAAGCCGCTGATTGGCTATCAAGCATCAAACCACTCCTTGATTGTTGTGAAAGCTGTCGATCCATCGGCGATGGCTCTGGCATCGAGGTCGTGGAACGGGGCCTCCTGCGCCTCGCGCATGCCCTCGCGGGCCAGCGCGAGATTTTGGTCCGTGGCCCATTCGGCAAAGGCGCGGAACGTGCCCGTCACATGCTGCCAGGCCACCTGTTCGGGCGTCGGCGCCACGTAGAGCGGGTTCCGACGGCTGGGCCTGCGCTGCGGGCGCATTCCCCGCATGGCGGCATCCGTGACCATCTTGCGCATCGCAGTGCGGTTCGGTTCCTCGCCGCGTTCGAGCCGGTCATCCAGCGTGCGGCGCACGATGCCCGGATCGTTCGTCTCGGCATCGCGCAGCTGACGGGCTTCGTGGATCTGGTCCCGGCGCAGGCCAAGGTCAGCGGTTGAGGCAGTGTTGTGGTCTTCAACACTGCTCCGGTTTCCACCGTTGCGCTTCACCTCGCCACGCGCCTGTGCCGCGTCGTACTCATCAGCCAGCCGACGCTTGGCGGCCGCTTCGATTTCCAGCGCGTCGGCCTGCGCACGGTGGGCGGCGGCGATCAGATCGTCATGGGCAGATTTGGCGGTTTGCAGCCGGGCGGTACGCTTTGCGATGTCATAAGCGAGGCCAGCCGCTTCGCGGGCTTCCAGCACCTCGGCAGCCGTCCTGGCCCCCGACAGCATGGTCGCTGCGCGTTCGATGAGGCCGGGCAGGTCCTGGTCAGGGGCGTGAATGGGGCCGAGCGCGGTCATTGATCACCCTCCTGCGGGACGATCTCGACCTTCAGCGCGCCGGACCGGACGGTGCGCGCAGGTTCAAACTGCTCGCGGATGTTGTCGGGCCAGGCGGCGTATTTGCGCTCCGGCACCTTGATGGCGATGTCGACATATTGTGCGGGATTGTCACCGGCTTTGCGGATCTGCGCGACCATCGCGGCGAGCTTGTCCTGATCCCAATCCACGCGCTTGGGCAGGTCCGCCACGACGGTGAAATCACCGTCATCGAAGCGGATCGTGCCCGTGTCCTTGCCTGCGGCCCGTCGCTCCTCGGCAGCGCGATCGGCGTAGCGCACCGCGAGACCGGCATCGAGCCGGGCCTTTGCGGCCTTGTCGCGTTTGAGCCGCGCATCGATTTCGTGCTGCAGGATGGCCAGCAGTTCGACCGGCAAGGCCGCGATCTCGGCCGCGCTGAGCGCTGGCAGATCGTCCGGCGTGGGGGTGTTGTCGGGAAATGGCATATTTGTGCCTCCTTGATCGGTGGGTGGTGTCTGGATGGGGGTTGTCATGCTGCCTGCGCGTCGAGCAGCAGCGCGGACAGCGATGCGGTGGCGGCCTTCGGCTTGGGGCGCGCCACAGCGATGTAGGCGAAGCGGTCGGTTTCCAGTCGCTTCTGCACGAGGTGCACAAGGCCCTGTTCGGCGGCCCAGAATGCGCGGCTTCCCAGCTTGGCCAGTTCGACGCGCTGCGCATCCGGCAGGTGCGAGATCGCCGGAAAGGTATCGAGCACCAGAAAGCCCCGATGGTATTCCAGCCGGTCGCCGGGAACGGCCTGAGCCACCCAGGCACAGAACTCGATTTCCCCGAGCGGTCGGCTGGCGCGAACCGTGATGAAGGGTGTGGTTCCCATGAACATGATCTCCTCCTTTTCCCTCTACTCAGGCCGCCGCGACATCGTCCCAAGCGGGACCGAGACCGCTTCGGTGTCTTGGTTTGAGGCGTTGTGCTGGTCGTCCGGCTGGCCCGCTTCGGCGTCGGCGTAGACCGCCACGAGAGGCGTCCCGTCCTGATGGGAACCGGCATTTTCGATGCGGTAGGCACGCTGGTTCTTCAGGATTTCCGGCAACTCCCAGCGGCGGTAGAGGCCGGGGATGCGCTTGAGGTCTGCGGACAAGAGGTCGGCTTTGCTGATCATGCTGGTCGACTTTCGGTTTGAGTGGGGCGCGCGGTGGCGTCTGAATGGGAAAAGCCACCGCGCTGCAGGGATCGGGACATCCGGTCAGCGAAATTCTTGCAGGACGTCGCGCAGACGCCGGGTCGCCCGCTGATATCGTTTGCGCGTCGCCGCCTCGGACAGCCCCATCTCGGATGCGACCTCGGCCTGGGAGAAACCGTCGATGGCCACACGGATCACCAGATCCGCATCCGTGCCGATGATGCGGACCAGATCGCCGTGGAGCAGTCCGGGGCTGGCAGTGGCCTGTGACACTCCCCCGTCAATCGGGATATCGTCGGGATCGATATCGCTGCGCAGGCTCTGCTGCCTGTCCTCACGCTGACGCGTTCTGATCAGGTCCCGCTCGATGTTCCGCAGGATGGTTGCTGCGATCCAATTGACGCGCTGCAGATCCAGACTCCGAATGGCCTCGGAAGCTCGTGCAAGGATTTCGGATGCAACTTCGTCGCCGGTGCCGATCCTGCGCCAGATCGATCTGCGCCGAACGGCATCCAGCCCCGGCCAAAGCGCCAGAAGCATCAGCGTCAGGACACAATCGGAGGCCGCGCCGCCGGACTGTGCGGCCCCGACCAGTGCAGCCAGCAACCGGTTTTTCTCGTCCGGCGCACGGCCACCGACGTGCAGCGTGTCCAGCAAAGCGGCGGGATCAGCGAAATGCGCGAGCAGTTCGCTGCTGTGCCGCAGAGCATCGAAGGTGTTTTGAAAGCCGAGAGTTGATGAAGAAAACATGAGGTGATCACGGATCTCGTGCCACGCGATAGACATTGGACGCCTGCCTTGCGGCCAGGCGTCCAGCGCCTTTTTGTGGCCAGGTCAGGACGTCGTGCGTCTCTGCGATTTCAGGGAAATGGTGAGATGCGCGCCTTAGCGCGCGGGTGATGTCGCCTGGTTCAGCGTTCCGCAGCCGCGGCAGGTGGCCACGACCGGAAAGCCCACGAAATACTCGTGCCCCCGCGCGAAACGCAGATGCATGCGGCCGTCCCGGCAGACGCCGAGCAGCTTGTTACAGCGCGTGCAGCGCCATTCCGGGCTCAAAGGGGTGGGTTTTGATTTTGCGCCACCGGTCCAGCTGATCTGGGCTGGCTGGCGGGAAGTGTCGGGAGTCGGCATGGAATGCTCCTCTGATGAGTGAGCCTTTCCAATAATCAGCGGTTTGTTAGACCGTCTCGCACGACATGTTAGCCCGCATTCCCCAAGTAAATCTTTGATTTCGCTGTCCTGAACTCGTTATTTCCTATATAAATCATAGTGTTGATGGCTGAGAGGGACGTGTTTTATGGATCACCCAGAGGGTGCGAGTTCGGATCGGGGTGATCGGGTCGATTTCGACCGCCGCGTGCGGCTGGAGTTCCGGGGTGCGCAGATCAGTTCGGACGGCGGTTTGCTGGTGATGCGCGAGCTCGATGATGCGCTCGGACTGTCGGGCCTTGCGTCAGAGGCGCTACGCGATAACCGCACCGGCAAGAACACCGTCCATCGGCTGGAGGGGCTGTTCCGGCAGTCAGTGTTCGGGCGGCTGGCCGGATACGAGGACGTCAACGATGCCGACCGTCTCGCGCTCGATCCCGTGATGCGTCAGGTTGTCGGTGGTCGGGCTGTCGATACACAGGCTGCCTCGGCCTCGCAAATGGGGCGGTTCGAGACCGAGACGCTGGCCTTGGCTGAGAACCGGGCGGCGTTGGCAGACCTGAACGGCCAATGGATCGACCGCTTCCACGACCGCAACGGGCTGAAGTATATCGTGCTGGACATGGACAGCTCTGTCAGCCCCACCCATGGCGACCAGGAGGGCTCGGCCTGGAACGGGCATTTTGACTGCACCTGCTATCACCCAAACTTCCTGTTCAACCAGTTCGGCATGCTGGAGCGCTGTGCCCTGCGCAATGGCAACGTCCACAGTGCTGACGGCTGGCAGGATGTGCTCGATCCTGTCATCGCCCGATATGCCAAGCGCGACCTCATGCGCTTCTTCCGTGCCGACGCCGCCTATGCGATCCCTGCGATCTACGCGCGGCTGGAAGAGACGGGCTATTTCTACACCATCCGGTTGCCCTCCAATGCAGTGCTCAAGGAGAAGATCGCGCATCAACTGGCCCGGCCTGTGGGGCGTCCGTCGCTGACCAAGGTCAAGCGCATCTACGAGGACATCGAGTATCAGGCGCAAAGCTGGGATAAGCCACGCCGGGTGATCGCCAAGATCGAATGGCATCCGGGCGAGCTGTTCCCAAAAGTCGGCTTCATCGTCACCAATATGCCGATGGACCCGGACTGGGTGGTGCGCTTCTACAACCAGCGTGGCACCGCCGAGCAGCATATCAAGGAAGGCAAATACGCCTTCCGCTGGACGCGGCTGTCATGCAAGCGGTTTCGTGACAACGAGGTCCGGCTGCAACTGCACGCCCTTGCCTACAACTTGGCAACGTTCCTGCGCTGCATCGAGCTCCCAGAGGCCATGGCTGACTGGTCGCTGACATCCCTCCAGCTCAAGCTGATCAAGATGGGGGCCCGCGTCGTGCGTCACGCCCGCGCCATCACCTTCCAGCTTGCCGAAGTCGCGGTCACCGGCCCGATGGTCCGCGCGATCCTAACTGCGATCCACCGCCTTCGAGCGCCGCCGTTGTGCGCGTGACCGCGATCCAGAACCAAACTGAACGAAAGCGGCAGGACAGGTCTGCCAGCCGCGCTGAAGAACGTCGCTGCTGGGCGAGGATGATGCGGCTTCGCGGCCCAATCCACCCACATTCGGCGTTCCGGCGACCGCAGACGACGCTTGGAGCGGAAAACACTTGATCTGTCGGCAAAATTAGGCAATTTTGCCATCAAGCGACAGGCCACTTGGGGAATGTCGGCTGAAGAGAGCGACAGCGAAGCAAGAGATTCATGTCATTTTAACACGACGATCCGCCTAGGAGACCGAGGGAGGTGGGATATTGCGATGCAGTTACCCCCACTAATCGGCCAGCAGTCTCTTAGACATCAAACAATGTCGCGGGCGATTAGAGACTTGTCCGAGAGCGATGCCCAATCCGCGTTTGCAGCCCTTGAAGATTGGACCAGCGACCTAAGAAGTAATGACTTCCACTTCGCTCCCACCGTCGCAAAGGTTGGGGAGGAATTGATCAGGTCGAATAATATAGATGGCTTTAGGGTTCTTGAGGCGACAGCCCGTCGAATTGGCATACAGCGTTCGAAGTTGTGGGGCTGGTCTGGTGCCTATTATGATTCTGACAGAGTCGAGCAGGCAGCTGAACATCACGACAACCCACCAGACAGCCATTTCCGACTGCGTTCGCTGCTTGGTGTGTTGTCTGAGATTCAGCAAAACGGCTCACTAATAGGAGATAGGTAAACTATGATCAGTTTTTGCAAGAACGCATTTAAAATTTGGTTTACACCAATATTTTTTGGAGCTTTGACATTTTCTGCAAGTCCCCTGAGATCACAGGAGTACCCATATTTTGTTGAGTTTGCTGCCGGTACTATAGATGTCTTTCTTGTGTCTGATACGCTACCAGATGATAGCGCATTCACTAAAATTGAACTTTTTCTTTTTGACGGAATGGGTGGCACGGAGTTGATGAGGCTTACCACTGACGAAAATGAAGTATGTCTGGTGCATATTGCGATTGATAGTGGGACTTTCGGTGGTGAGAACAATTATTCAGACTTCAGAGCATCGGCGACCCCTGACCCCTTCCTAGTGTTCTGAGTCTGACACTTCCTACCTGTTTCCGCGAATTTCATCGAGCGCGTTCAGAGCGCGGCGTTCCCGGGTGAGGATGTCCTCGGCGGTTTTGGTCCATTTGAAGGGTTTGGGCTTGTCG